GGACACGAGGGAACCCCATTGTGTGAGCCTCCGTATTAACTAATAAAAAAAAAGCCGTATGTCCCTTCTTCTTGTTTTTTTTACGCGTAGCGACGGGCTCTCACAATAGGGTTCCCTCTGTCCCCCGTCCCTCTGTCCCTCGATCGCAGAGAGCCCCTGGGCCCACACACCCGTCCCCGCATCGCCTTTACCCGAGGTGGAGAGCAGCGGTGGGCTCGGCGCCCCTTTCGGGTGTCCTGGGCGGAATGGAGACACGCCCACAAGAGCCCCCGCGTTGTCTCCGGTAGAAACGCCGAGGTACAATAGCCTCAGCGATCCGCCATACCCTGACCCGATGATCACCCCAACCGAAAGGGCCACCCGATGGACGCCGCCGGTCGCGGTACTCGCCCAGCACGTGGTGGGTCACGAGAGTGAGTTACAAGCCCTACGACTGCGCAACCTGCGGTCAAACCCACCCACGCGGCTGTCGGGCCCATAAGAAGGAATCCCGCGGCGGTGGGCCCTGCCTCGCCGCACCCGTCCCCGGCGGCACGGTCTGCAAGTGGCACGGCGGCAACTCTCCCAGCGCCAAAGCCGCTGCCACCAAACGCTTGGCCACCCTCGCTGCCGCAGAACAAGTCGCCCGCCTCGGGCTCCGCGTCGACATCCACCCCGCCGACGCCCTCATCGACCTCGTCCACTGGACCGCCGGAGAAGTCGCCTACTGGCGCGCACAGGTCGTCGCCATCGAAGACGAGGGCGGTCGTCAGTCCCTCACGTGGGGAGTCACCAAGGAGAAGTCCGGCGGGGACGACTTCGGCACCACCGAAGAGGCGAAGCCCCACATCGCCTACGTCATGCTCCGCGACGCCTCCGACAGACTCGCCTCGTATGCCGCGGCCGCGCTCAAGGCCGGCGTTGAGGAAAGGCGGGTCCGTCTGGCCGAGCAGCAGGGCGCGCTCGTGGCCGACGTCATCAAGGGCATCCTCGCCGCGCTCAACCTCACCGCGGAGCAGCAGTTGCTCGTGCCTACCGTTGTGCCGCAGCAACTTCGGCTCCTGACCGCTGAGAAGGGGACCTGACCTCGTGACCGACAAGCCACCCATGCTCGCCGCCGACCACATTCGCGACCTCGTGAAAGGCTTCACCACATACGAGCTCGTCAAGCAGCCGACCAAAGGCAAGGACGGCCGCTGGCGCCCCGAGGCACGTATCCACGCCGTTACCCACAAACCACTCCTCGACCAACTCGAGGACGCCATCACCGGGGCATCCGCACGCGCCGACGAAGACGCCGGCCACTCGTCCTTCACATCGAAACCTACGGCTCACCTCGAGGCCGTCGACGTGCTCGCCATGATCGACCGTGAGTCCCTCGAATACGCGGTCGACCTCGGGCTACAGGCTCCGCCTCGCACGAGAACGGTCGTGCCGGTGACGCCGCTGCGGCAGCGACTCCTGGACATCTCCGGTCACGTCGGTCTCGCCGAGAGCCGGCCCGTTCATCGCTGGTGGGTGTCGGCGCGGCTGGCCACACAGTGGGATCAGCGGCCGTTCCAACCCAACGGGGCGCCGTGCCTGAACTGCTGGCACGTCAAGACTCTGCGGATCGACGTCGGCAACCACCTCGCACGGTGCATCGAGTGTCACGAGACGTGGGACGGCCCCGGCCCGGTCGCGGTCCTCGCCCAGCACGTGAAGTGGTGCACCGACCACGAGGTCACCAAGTCTCGCCACCGGGCCATCGACGACCATGGCAAGATCGTCGAGTGCGTGGAGTGCTCGACGTTCCGCAGCGACTATCAGGCGTGGCGATTCGAGCAGCAGGTCGCCGAGCGACACGCGCGGGGCGGGGCTTATGTTGACAGCGTGGCCTGATGTGGCTTATACTTCCCTCAGCGATTCGGCATGCCCGAATCCAGAAGGGACCCCGTCCCACCCGAGCGAGGTGACACCCCATGTCTCTCGCTCTCGACTGGGCCGAGATCGCCGCCCGAGCCTTCGATCCACCGCAGGAGCGAGCGCGTCGCTGGGCTACCCCGGGTGACCTTGCCCGCGACCTCGACCCGCGTACCGTCCAGACCCCAGCGCTCGACCTCATTGACGCCGAGCTGGTCCGCGTCGCCAACACCCCCGACTCCCGGCTCATCATCTCCATGCCGCCCCAGGAGGGGAAGAGCACCCGAGCCGCTGGCGACTTCCCCGCCTGGCTCCTCACACAGGACCCCGACCTGCGCATCGTCACCGCCTCCTACGGGCAGTCCCTCGCCAACCGCAACGGCCGAGCCATCCGGCGCCGCATAGCCTCCCACCCCGACCTCGGGCTGCGCATCGCCACCGACAACGGTGCTGCCCATGAGTGGACCATCGACGGCCACGACGGTGGTGTTTTCTCCGTCGGTGTCGGTGGCGGCGTCACCGGCCGGGCAGCCGACATACTCATCATCGACGACCCGATCAAGGACCGAGCGCAGGCCGACTCCGAGACCTACCGCAACGCGGTCTGGGACTGGTGGACCGACGCCGCCAGCGCACGACTCGCCCCCGGCGCCCCCGTCGTGCTGATCCTGACCCGCTGGCACCACGACGACCTCGCCGGCCGCCTCATCGAGCGCGACAAGGACGCCGGCTGGACGGTCCTTAACATCCCCGCTCAGGCCGATCACCGCCCCGAGAAGGGCGAGACCGACCCCCTCGGTCGGAAACCGGACGAGTTCATGGTCTCCGCCCGCGGCCGCACCACCGCGCAGTGGGAGCAGCGCAAGAAGACCGCCGGCACCCGCACCTGGGCCAGCCTCTACCAGGGCCACCCCACGCCCGACACCGGCAACCTCTTCCCCCGCGACGGCTGGGCCCGCTACACCACGGCACAATGGGTCGTGCGCGACGACGGCGCCCGCATCGTCCCCGACGCCGGCCGAGACCCCAACGTCGAGATCGTCCAGTCCTGGGACTTCACCTTCAAGGACACCAAGGGCTCCGACTTCGTCGTCGGTCAGGTGTGGATGCGCCGTTACACCAAGGCGTACCTGCTCGATCAGGTCCGCGCCCGCGCCGGCTTCTCCACCTCCACGCAGATGATGCTCGACCTCACCGCCCGCTGGCCGCAGGCGATCGCGAAGCTTGTCGAGGACAAGGCCAACGGGCCCGCGATCCTCAACGCCCTGCGCTCCAAGGTCGGCGGCCTCATCCCGGTCGAACCCGAGGGCAGCAAGTACGCCCGCGCCGCGGCTGTCACCCCCTTTGTTGAAGCCGGAGACGTGGTCCTGCCAGACCCGACGATGGTCGACGGTACGGCGTGGGTAACCGACCTGACCGAGGAAGCCGCCAACTTCCCCGGCGCCGCACATGACGACACCGTCGACACACTCAGCCAGGCCGTGCACCGGCTGCTGCTCGTCCCCATCCTCGAAGGCCGCGTACTCGACGAGACCGACCTCCTCGACGACGACCTCGACCTGCCGTGGGCAACCGCCGTCGGCTACTAACCCCATCCGCCACCCGTGACGCCCGAGGGAGGGTCCGTGACGATCACCCTCACCCAAGCCCAGGCCGACGAACTCGAGTTGTACGTCGAGCGTCTCGAGGAGGCAGCCTCCGACGCTGCGCTCCTGCTCGCCCGCGAGGACGTCGGCTGGATGAGTCTCGGCGGCGACGTGGGTACCAATGGTCGGCTTCCGCGGGGGGTCGTCAAGGCCAAGACCGTGCAGGCACGCCTTCACGCCCTCATGGATCCTTTGATGCGGCGCGCGGTCGCGCTCCACGTCGGCTACGTGTGGGGCGGTGGGGTGCAGGTCGCCGCGAAGGAACGCAAGGACGGGCAGGACGTCAACGCCGTCGTCCAAGGCTTCCTCGAAGACCCGTCCAACCTGCCCGGCTTCACGAGCGCGTCCGCGCAGGAAGCGCGGGAGCGGGCGCTGCAAACCGACGGCGAGACGTTCCACGCGCTCATCACCTCGCCGCTGTCCGGTCGGGTGCAGGTGCGGTCCATCCCGTGCCTGGAAGTCGCCGACGTCATCACGAACCCCGAGGACGCTGAAGAGGTGTGGTTCTACAAGCGCACCTACACCACGACCGTGCTGCGAGCCCAAGGTGCCTCCACGGTGCGCGCCACCGAGGAGCGCACGACGTACTACCCGAGCCTGTGGCACCGGCCCGCGACCCGACCCCGGTCCATCGACGGACACGAGGTCCGCTGGGACTCACCGGTCATCCACACGATGGTCAACCCCAACGGTGGCCGCGGCACCCCCGACCTCATGGCGGCGCTCGTCTGGTCCATCGCGTACAAGGACTTCATGCAGGACTGGGCACGCCTCGTCAAGGCCCTCTCCCGATTCGCGTTCCAGGCCACCACCAAGACCCGCGCCGGCGCAGCGTCCGCCCGAGCAGCAATCGCGACCGCACCTGTCGGCACGGACGGTCAGGTCGGCGCAACCGTAATCACCGGCGAGGGTCAGCGCCTCGAGGCCATCGGCAAGTCTGGCGCGACCATCGACTCCAACTCCGGGCGTCCGCTGGCCGCGCTCGCCGCTGCCGGCGTGGGTTTGCCCGTCACGATGCTGCTCGCCGACCCTGGCGTGACGGGCGCACGCGCGACCGCGGAGACCCTCGACCGGCCGCTGCGGAACCAGATCAACGCCCGACGCCGCCTTCACGGCGACCTCATCGGTCAGGTGCTGGACTACGTCATCCGCGAGTCGGTGCGCGCCCCGCAGGGTGCGCTAAAAGGTCGCATCATGCGTGACCCGGTCACCGGCCGCGAGGTTGTCATCCTCACCGACGGCGAGAACTACGAGGTTGAGGTCACCTGGCCGAGCCTGGACGACGTCGACGTCAAGGTCCTCATGGACGCCATCGACACCGCTGACGGCATGGACAAGCTGCCGCCGCTGTTGCTCGCACGCCTGGCGATGCAGGCCCTCGCCGTCGAGGACGTTGATGGGTGGATCGCGCAGGTACAGACCGACGACGGGCAGTTCTACCCGCCGTCGCTGCGGGACCAGATCGAAGGCCCGGGCGCGGCATACAACGACGGCGCCCCGGCACCGACCGCAGCGGCCTGACCCCGTGGCCATCGACGACCGCACGCTACGTCTGGCCGCCGGGATGCGGCTGCAGGTCGGTGCCCTCGTCGACGAAGAGCAGAGCCAACTGCTCACGTCGTGGGCTCGAGCATGGAACGAGGTTGCGCCCGAGTGGGAAGCGGCGCTCAACGACCTGGCCGCCACGAGCCGGGACGGAAAGTGGCCGACCCGGGCGCAGATCGCGCGAGCCAAACGGGCACAGCAGGCGCTCGACCACACCACCGACGCCCTCACCGGCCTAGCCCGCGACATGGACGTGCGTGTCCTGCGCGCACTGCCTCGCCTCACCGGCGCGACCGCGACATGGCAGGCCCGCATCATCGGCGCACAGATGCCGGGTGTTGACCAAACCCCCGACGTGCGTCTCGGCGTCGACTGGGACCGGGTCGACCCCAAAGCCCTCGATGCGATCGTGACCAGGGCTGCCGGGCAGGTGCAGTCGCGGACCTACCCGCTCGCGCCCCGCGCCGTCGCCGCCATGAAGTCCGAGATCATCCGAGGCATCGCCGTAGGCGCCAACCCGCGCGTGGCCGCGGCGCGCATGCTGGCCCGGGTCGAAGGTCACTTCAACGGTGGCCTCACTCGAGCACTCGTCATCGCCCGCACCGAGATGCTGGATGCACACCGTGAGGCGTCACGAGCGCAGCGGAAAGCGAACACGGACGTGCTGACCGGGTGGACGTGGGTCGCCACCCTCGACGCCCGCACGTGCCCGTCGTGCTGGTCCATGCACGGCAGCGTCCACGGCGTCGACGACTTCGGCCCGATCGACCACCAGCAGGGCCGCTGCACGTCCGTCCCGACGACGAAGTCATGGGCCGACCTCGGCTTCGACATCGACGAACCGCCCTCGGTCCTGCCCGATGCTCGGCAAGTGTTCGACGACCTCCCAGCCGAGCAGCAGACCGCGATCCTCGGTAAGGATCGACTGGACCTGCTCAACAGCGGACAGATCCAGTGGGGCGACCTAGCGACGCGCAGATCCACCGACGGCTGGCGGGACTCGATCGTCCCAACTCCGGTAAGCGCCCTGCTCGCGAAGGCGTCCTAGCCGACCCAGCCGCCGAGTTCGTCCGGGCTAACCAGCATGGGCGCGCCGCACCGGCCGCACTCGTGCTCGACCATCGCGCCGTCCTCTTCTAGCACCAGCCCGACGACCCGCCAGACGTGCTCTACACAGTCCCGGTCGTCGTCCATGCCCACCCCGCCATTCTAGCCCCCTGACCCGGGAGGTCACGCCATGCCCAAGCGCATCCACGAGGCTTTCGGCCTCACCGTCGAAGCGCTCGACGGCCCGTCGGACCGCCTGAACATTCAGGTGATCGATGCCGGCTGGGGGTCGAGTGGCTACTACTCCGGCAAGGTCCTCGAGAACGCCAGCAACGACCGGATCTTTGCCAAGGGCACTCACATGTATCTGGACCACCCGAGCCAGACCGAGGAACATGACCGGCCCGAGCGGTCGGTGCGTGACCTGGCGGCCGTGCTCGAGGAAGACGCCACCTGGAACGGGTCCGCGCTCGTGGCGAAGGCCAAGATCTTCAAGCCCTACCGTGAACTCCTGACCGACCCGGACGTCGCCGAGAACATCGGCATCAGCATCCGGGCGTATGCCGACACCACGATCGGTGAAGCCGAGGGCCGCAAGGGCACGATCATCACCGCGCTCACCGAGGCGCTGTCGGTGGACTTCGTCACTAAGGCCGGCCG